CTCGGATGGCGCCATGGCGATCCAGAGGCCGGCGAACGCCGTGATCACCGGCACGGTCAGGGGCGCATACATGGCCGGGGTATTGAACGCGCCACGGTAATGAAGCACGCCGGCCTGAAGGATGCTGCCAACCAGTGCATCCCGACTGAATGGGTCCGTGCCGCACAGCGTCGTTGGACCGAGCAGCGCCCGGACGACGTGCCGATGTGCGCGATCGGCGTGGACTGTTCCGGCGGCGGCGAGGATCCGATGGTAATGGCGCCACGTTACGACGGCTGGTTCGCCAAGCTGGTCAAGGTGCCTGGCAAGACGATCCCACAGGAGCGCGCGGGAGCGTATTGCGCAGGCATGGTACTGGCAGAACGCCGTGACGGCGCCGTGGTAGTGGTCGACATGGGCGGCGGCTATGGCGGTCCGCTGTATGAGCATTTGCACGCCAACGAGATCGAGGCTATCGGTTACAAGGGCGCCGAGGGCACCACCCGCAAATCACGCGAAGGTGGACTGAAGTTCACGAACACCCGCAGCGCCGCCTATTGGCAGTTTCGCGAGGCACTCGACCCAAGCCAGCCAGGCGGGTCGAAGGTTGCGATCCCTCCAGACCAGCGCTTATTAGCTGGCCTCACTGCCCCATCGTTTGAAGTGACGCCGCAAGGAATCAAGGTCGAGCCGAAGGTGAAGTACGACGACAAGGGCAAGGTCAATGGCGGGGTCAAGGCCAAGCTCGGCTTTTCACCGGACGAGGCCGATGCCGTCGTAATGAGCTGGTTTCATGGCCCGCGTGAGTCTACGCACGCCCTCGAATGGATCAACACCCGCGAACGCCACGGCATGCCCAGCATGGTGTCAAGCGGCAGAGTTCCACTCACCGCTACAAGGAGAAAATAATGTCCTCTAATCTTTCCTCGCTCATGGATCCAAAAACGATTCTGTCGGGTGCAGGCAGCTACATCAAGAAGTCACTCACGGATCCCAAGACGGCCCTGATGACATTCATGAGCCCTGCCATGGCTCCATTGACGAGCATGCTCGATGACCAGCCCAAAGTCGAACCGCCAGCCGTGACGCAGCCAAATGTCATGCCTGTACCTGATGACCAGGCCGTGCAGCAAGCCAAGCGTCGCTCGATTGCTGCACAGATGGCACGCCGTGGCCGGGCATCGACGATACTGACCGACAGCCAGTCATCCGGCGAAACGCTGGGAGGCTGACATGCAAGCCAAAGAACTGGCCGAACTGGCAGAGGATCTGTTTGGTAAAAAGTCGCCGCTGAACTCGCTGCACCAGGAGATCGCTGAGAACTTCTATCCGGAGCGCGCCGACTTCACTGCAAAGCGCCCACTCGGGACGGACTTTGCCGCAAACCTGATGACGTCCTATCCGGTAACCTGCCGGCGTGACCTTGGCGACCAGTTCGGCACCATGCTGCGCCCGACCGCACGTCCATGGTTCCACTGTGCTCGTAAGTTTTCTGAGCGTGACGAGACCGACAATACGGTGCGCCAATACCTTGAATGGTTCGAGACCACGATGAGGCGTGCGATGTACGACCGCGGCTCGAAATTCACCCGAGCCACCAAGGAAGGCGATCATGACTTCGCGGCCTTTGGCCAGACCTGTATTTCCGTGGAACTGAACCGTAAAGCGGACGGCCTGCTGTACCGCTGCTGGCACATCCGCGACATGGCCTGGCAGGAGAATTCAGAGGGCGACCTGGGATTCATCGCTCGCAAGTGGAAGACCTCGGTACAGGTAATGGCCGCGACGTTTGGCAAGGCCACCCTGGACGAGAAACAGCAGAAGCTACTCGCAAGCGCACCATTCACCGACGTGAACCTGATGCACATGGTCGTCGAAGCAGAAATGTACGACGACAACGCCAAGGGCCGGCCGCGCTGGTCGATCTGGTGGGACGTGGACAATGCCCGGATGATCGAGGCGAAACCGATCTGGGGCAAGCATTACGTTATTCCGCGCTGGCAGACGGTGTCCTCGGCCATCTTCGGCTCGCAGTATTCGTATTCGCCAGCTGTGATCGCAGCTTTGCCGGATGCGCGCCTGATCCAGGCGATGACGTTCACCCTGCTGGAAGTTGGCGAGAAGGCCGCGAATCCTCCGCTCATCGTAACGAAGGATGCAGTGCGCTCCGACGTGGCTGTGTTCGCCGGCGGGATTACTTGGGTGGACAAGGAATACGATGAGAAGCTGGGCGAGGCAATTCGCCCACTCAATCAGGATTTCCGAGGCTTCAATTTCGGCGTGCAGATGGCGGCCGATACGCGCTCGATGCTGCACAAGGCGTTCTACCTAGACGCGTTGACACTGCCCGAGCGCGCCCCAGAGATGACTGCCTACGAGGTCGGTCAGCGGGTACAGGAATACATCCGCAATGCCCTTCCCATCTTCGAGCCGATGGAGCACGAGTACAACGCGGCGCTATGTGAAGAGACGTTCCACCTGATGCAGCGTAATGGTGCGTTCGGCAGTCCGCTCGACTGGCCGAAAAAGCTCCGCGGGGTTGAGATCGACTTCCGCTTCGAGTCGCCCTTGCACGACGCGATCGAGCAGCAAAAGGGCCAGAAGTGGCAGGAGGCCCAAGGTCTGCTCTCCAGTGCTCTCGCTATCGACCAGGACACTGGATTCATCCTCGATGCCAAGACGGCATTGCGCGATGCTCTGGCTGGTGTGGGCGTGCCTGCACTGTGGCTGCGCGATGAGGATCAAGTGCAGGCGATGGCGCAGCAGCGCGAACAGCAACAGCAACAACAGCAGATGCTTGCGGCGCTGGAGCAAGGTTCGAACGCTGCGGCCAACTTCGCAGGTGCCTCCAAGGATGTCGCTGAAGCGCAAGGGAACAATGCGGCTCGTGACTCGTTCTCGCCGATCGGGATGGCCGCATGAGCGCAGACAAAAAACCTGCCGGGCCATGGACGCCATCCAACTACGACGTCGTCGACGTACAGGCTATCCAGGCGCTGATGCGTGGCGATGCCACGGCGGACCAGCAGCAGCGCGCGCTGCGCTGGATCATTGAGCAAGCCGCCGGCACCTATGACCAGAGTTTTTGGCCTGGGGGCGATGATGGCCGCAGGAACACCGATTTTGCAGAGGGGCGCCGATTCGTCGGCAATCAGATCGTGAAACTGACGAAGCTGAATGTTTCGTCGCTGATAGGGAGGAATGGGAATGCATAAAAAATGGTTGAGGTTTGTGTTGCGCGAGCAGGCGAATGGAGACGGAGGCGCAGGAGGTGGCGGCGGGGATCCGGCGCCGGCAGCGACACCAACTGTTTCGACGCCAGATCCGGCACCGACAGGTAGTGATCCGGCACCTACGCCTACGCCAGCCCCTTCTCCCGCGCCGGCCGGAAATGGTGAGCCAGGCAAGTCGACGTGGCCGGATGACTGGCAATCGCGCCTGGCCAAGGGTGACAGCAAGCTGGCAGCCAGGTTTCAGCGCTATGCCTCGCCCGAGGCGATGGCCGAAGCGCTGATCGCCGCCCAGAACCGCATCAGTTCGGGTGAACTGAAATCCGCGCTTCCAAAAGACCCGAAGCCCGAGGAACTGACAGCGTGGCGTAAGGAGAACGGCATCCCAGAGACGCCGGACAAGTATGACCTCAAGTTCGATGATGGCCTCGTGATTGGCGACGACGACAAACCGATCATCGATGGCTTCCTCAAGGCCGCGCACGAGCGCAATATGACGCCCGATCAGGCCAAGGGTGCTATCGGTTGGTATTACGAGGAACAGAAACGCCTCTCCGACGAGCGCGCAAGCCGAGACGAGCAGCAGCGACAAACCGCGCTCGACGCGCTGAATGCTGAATGGGGCGGTAACTTCCGCCGCAACATCAACATGGTCGACGGTCTGCTGACCCGATTCCCAGAGGATGTGCGCGACCTGTTCAAGGGCGGCCGGCTGGCTGATGGCACCGCGATCCTGAACCATCCGCAAGTCGTCCGAGCACTGGCGTCGATTGCGCTGGAGGTAAATCCGGCCGGTACCCTGGTCCCGAACGGTACGTCGGATCCGATGAAGTCGGTGGAAGGCCGTATCGGCGAGATCGAGGCACAGATGCGCAAGGATCGCGTCGCCTACAACAAGGACGAAAAGCTCCAGGCGGAATACCGTGAGCTGCTCGGCGCACGCGAGAAGCTGAAGGAGCGCACTGCGGCGTGACCGA